TTTGTATTAACACCTTGTGCATTACCATCTGGATCAGCATTTAAATAGAAGTTAAATGGATGTGTCCATTCTTCACCATAAACACCACCACTAAATGAACCACCATAACTTCCACTACCGACTGCCGGTAAGAATGAAGCAGAAGCAGCATATCTAACAGTTACATCACCATTATCATCTAAATAATTTGGTGTTTTAGCAGCATCTGGAAATGAACTTACCCTTACAAGTTTGGATTTATTTGGAAAGATTACACTTCCATGTCCAGACTCTTTAACATATGCAGCACTATCTTCTACAGCAATTTCTGTTTTGGTATTTCCAATTCTTTTTAATATGTAATTTGTACTTTCTGGATCCAATGATAGATTTTCATAAGTTTCAATTACTTGTTTTTTCTTATCAGTATCATTACCAGCTCTGAGTAAAAGAGAAAAAGTACCTTTTTTCAAATTTCTCTGTGAAACTTCCCATCTGAAGTTATTAGGTCTACCACCATAACTACCAGAAGCAAAAAGTTGATTAGTTCTTGAACCTGTTCTTGGAGCAAGAATACCATCTGTACCAACAGAAGCCGAGTTATTAAAAATAGGACCATCACCTAATGCTTCAAGTGTAAATAATGTCGATACAGAAGTTGAATCAGTACCACCTGATAGACTAAATCCACGACCAGTTTTTTGAAATACAGCTTGAGTATTACCATCAGCTGAACCAGTTGTGACAGTAACATTACCACTTGTACCACTTGAAGATCCTGATAAAACTAATGTATACCCAGGTCCTACTAAAGCAGAAGCAGAAACCTTAGTTAATGCAGTAGCAGAATTAATAGCAGCAGCTAAATTAGTAAGATATGTGGCTGAACCACTCGCACCAATATTAAAATACCTTTCAGTATTACTATTATCAAATAAGGAAGCAGATTCTACACCTACAAAGTCAACACTATTAATCGTTAACTCGTGTTTTGAACCACTTGGTCTTTGACCTCCTGGTGTAATAGTGATAGAAGCACTACCATAAGTACTTCCAGTTGATGATTCCGACTCAACATCAGCAGTAGCTTTTGTTTGATTGGGTTTAGCAACCCTAACAATAGTACAAGGACCACCTTGTCTTAAATATTCTTTAGCAGTATGTGATGTTAAGAATTGGTAACTATCTGAACCACTTTCTATTACTTCACCGAATATTTGTACATATTCACTATAAGAACTAACTACTGTTGGGATTAAAACTGGACCCTTTACAGTTGGACCAACTATAGCCGCCCCAATGGGACCCGCAGTTGCTGGTAAAAAAGATTGATCTATTTCGTTGGTAAATACACCTGGACTAAGAATTTTTTCAGCCATTTAAAGTCTCCGAAAGGTATTGGATTAAATATAATTATTCATATATAAATATTATATAATTTTCGAAAGATAACTCTTTATTGGTCAGCTGGTGTAAATATACCTGTACTTGCGTCTAATTGCCCTGGACCGTATTTTTTATTTATAACATTTAATAATTGCTGTTCTTCTCCTTGAACTGATTCAAGTTCAGCAAGTAACCCATCTTCTTGGTCTCCCAAAAGTTCGAGTTGTTTTTTTACATTAGATCGAGCAATAGATAATTGTCCAAGTTTATTAGTTACTTCATTGTACTTAACTTGTAAGTCACCTACTTGTTTTAGCTCTTCTTCTGTGAATTTAATTTCAGACATAAAATAACCTCATATTTATATATATAATTATATAATTGATTCAGAAAACGATACTTTTTTATTACTATAACTTCGTACCATTTCACCAGTTTTCCCAAATACCTTATCAGTAAATTCAGGAATCAAGTATCCCTTTATGGTCATATCAAATGTGTTCTTTATTAGTCTTTCACCTTGTGATTCCATTTCAACTTCATTATCAATAGATCCTGGTAAACTTGATAAAAACCTATAACTTGTTGGATTACCAAAATAAGTTTCTAAATGTTCAATCCATAACTCACCTAAATCATTCATTTGTTCCATATAAGCAGTCATCATCACAACATTATAATTTATTTCGACAAAATCTGGTTGTCCTGTTATAATAAAATCTTGTACTGGTTGTTGTCCAGTTAATACTGAAAATCTATCATAACGATTATTTCTACTATAACGATTTGACCTAACAACTTTTATAAATTTACCTTTAACATCATTATCAAAAGATACAGGTTTAGTAGGATCCATAGCAACAGATGTTCTCTTAACAACCATAATAGGTAAAATAAGTTTATTATTTTGGTCTCTTATAACTCCTCTTTTTCTAAGTGATTTCCACCTTTCTTCATTTCCCCATAATACAGGTACTTTAATAATCTCATTAGACTCTCTTACAACTGGTTTCATAACATTACGAATATGTCCCATTATAGCAAGGTCAATATCTTTTAATTTTACAGCATAACCTTTACCTACATCTCTACCACCACTCTTTTTAATAACAACTTTTGCATTACCTTTATCTGAACGAATACTTGTTTGTTCAGCACGATTGATGGTTGATTCATTTGTTACATTTGTATTAGTTATAGGTTTAATTGCCACGGCGTAATTTCCTTAGTTTTTCTAATTTATTTTCTGAAGTGTTTTTGTATTCTTCTGATTTCAATCCTTTTGTTGAAGCCTTATCAATAGCAATTTGTTTTTCAATTGGAACATCAACAGCACCAACAGTAATGTTTTTTGATTCTCCATAAATGTTTTGATTTTTTAACATATCAATAATTTCATCAAATCTATCGACCTGTGGTTTGGGTTCTTCTACAATAGCGTGTTGTGGAATCATTTCACTATCATCAATAAGTGTAGGTCGGGATTGTACCTTTGCCGTATCCCTCATCACCAATGTCTTATTCAATAGTTGAACTCCCATTATCTCGGCCTCTGTTCAATTTGTAAATTTGATAAACGACTCAAATGTGCTGTAGCTTTAATAGCATGATTAAAATTTGGATGACCACCGATTAATTGTGGTTCTGTTACTCCATTTATTTCCCAATATTTTTCATTCCAATCACATACATCACCGGCTTCAGGATAAAAATTCAAACTACCACTAGCTAAATTATTTCTTTGAAACATCAAATCTATAGTCGAATTCGTATCAGGACCAACCTCGTTGAATTGTTCAACTTCTGGTGCATTAAACCTAACTAAACAATTTACTCTGAATCCGACATTAAAATATTTCTTAGTCGATTCACCATATAGATTTTCTGGACTTCTCGTGACATTAACTTTATAAATGTCTACTGCTTGTCCAACTATTTCATCAATTAATTCTTCATTTAAATGGTCAATTAAACTTATCTCTTTACTTGATATAAAAAATGGTTTAGTAGCAGACATTTAATTATCCTATATAAATTGGTAATGGAGCTTTTGCTAACACCTCTTGTTGAGCATTTGCTTCTTCAGCTTCAGCTTTAAGTTTTTCAGTTAAAGAAACTGATTCTAAAAATTCTTTTAACTCCTCTAATAATTGTGTCTTTTCTTCTCTACCTTCTGTTTTCAACCCCTCACCATCAAGAGTAATTTCCGCATCTGGTATAGGCATAGCACTATACTTACTTCGTATAATACCTAATAATTCTTTTGCCAAAGCTGCAGTAAACTTCCTAATCCATTGTCGTCCTGGGGCATTTATTGAACTATAAGTTATAAATTTGTAAGGTACATTTGATGGATCAGATATACCACCTTGTAGAGAACCACTTGCATTATTAGTATTTCTTAATTCATCTTTAACCACATATTCAAACCATATCTTTTCCCCATCATCGGAACTTATTGGATTAGGAAAAATTCTTAATTTATTGTTATGAATTTCAAAACTGTAAGCACTCTTACGAACCAAATCAGATGTTTCAATTGCATTAGCTCTGGCTAAATCATAACTGATTGGTTTCAATACAAATGATATTGCTGGTGAAACATTACCAAAACCAAAAGCATCTAATAATTGTCTTTGGTCAAATGAACCAGCATAGGGATCATAAAATCTTGTAACAGAAGAAGGCATATGATTGAAAACTCTTTGAATTTCCATCTTC